CAAGTGCTGTGGAAGCAAGTTGTTTTAACTTAGCCTTTTCCTCATCGATGTTTGATGTGTTTTCGTTGGCACCTGTTATCTCGGTTTGGTATGATGAGTTCTGTGTGTTTAACAAGGTAATCGATGAGTTGAATGAAGAAACCTCAGTTGTAAGTTTCATAATTTCATCTTGAACTTTTTTGATCTCAGCCATACGTTGGCGCATCCCAGAAAGAGCAGTATCCACTTTCTCAATAAATTCTTTATTGTTTTGGGTTTCGTTACGCATAGTTTCAACGATAGATTGCTTATGCTCATGCGGTATATTTTGTGCGCATGATGGACAGTTATCATTGCTCTCAAAGAAGTTTATGTTTGTAACAATCTCAGAGTTCTTTTCTTTCTTTCTATTCAGAGAATTGAGCAACTTTTCTATGCCTTCTTCAACCTGAGTGCAATCAGCTATGCTATCTCGAAGAGTTTTGATCTTTTCATTTGTTGCGCTGATATCTAAAGAAATCTTGGCTATCTGATCATTGTTAGATGTAATCTTTTGTTGCACCGATAGCAGATATTCTTGCTTAGACTGAACCAGCGTCTTAATGAGTTTCTGTTGTGACTCAACTTCCACTCTTGATTTTGCGATAGCACTATCTACGTTTATCAACTCCATCTTAGATTTAGATGCTTTGTCTTTTAGTAGCGTGTTCATTGTTGAGAAGATACGAATATCCAAAATATCTTCAATCACATCCTTGCGCTGTGTCGATGGTAGTTGCATAAAAGGAACAAACGATGCGCTCCCCAATATGACTACTTGAGTGAATGTTTTATAGTTTAATTTTAGGATCTGCTGTTCAAGGATTTTTTGATAATCTTTTGATGCAGAGTCTTGATTGAGTAAAGTAGATGCTTGATAGATCTCAAAGATATTTGGTTTGATACCACGAATTATTTTATACTCAGTTGATCCAACGCTAAACTCAATCTCAACAACAGTGTTTTTTAAATTTATACTGTTGATTAGTTGGTTCTTATTTACATTACGAAATGGTTTACCGAAAAGACCAAAACACAGGGCATCAAGTATAGTAGATTTACCTTCACCATTTTTTCCAACAATCAATGTTGAAGGCGATCTGTTTAATAGGACTTTATTTTCGGAGTTACCAGTTGATAAGAAGTTTTTCCACTGTACGCTTTTTAGTAAAATCATTCACTCTTCCATTTCATACCCAACGATTTATAAATGAATTTCTTCACAAAGTTGGGTTTCTTTTTTGACACAATAGTAATCGGTGTAGCATCAACATTAATAGTAAAGGATGGGTTACCAAGATTATTTGATATACCCACTGTTCCAACAACACTATTAGATAGTGTCAACGTCAATCCTGAATCAATGGTAGTCCACACTTTAGGTTTGGCGCATTCAGTATAATCTAACTCAAGTGGAATCTGTTCCGTCAAAGGATAAAAATACTGAATCTCAAGTTGTCGCATTATACCACCTCTATATTAATTGCTTCCGTATAAAGTGTTTTGACAAAGGTTTTGATTTTTTCTTTGTCAAGATCAGTTTCAATTGAATCGATGTATTCGCTTAATACTGTTTGCGTATCTTCAAGATTAATTTCAGAAGATACTTCTCCTTCGTTAAAAGCAGAAAAATCTTCAATAATTTTTACTTCATACGGTGGAGGATTATTAGTATATACTCTTGAGAGGAATTTGTCAAACTTGTAAAAGTCTGCTTTGTTTACAACAATAATCTTGACAAACTTTTCAGCGAATCTACTTACGTCAAGTGTTTCTGCTTCTGTAGTGCTGTCGTCATATTCATAACGATCAAACATCGTGTAAGGGTTTTCTACGAAAGTGAGACTGCGAGTGCTAAGATCAAAGGTGTGGAAACCACGAGGATCGTTATAATCCTGCCAAGTAAGTTCATATGGGTTTCCAAGATAAGTGATGTTATCTTTACTACTGCGATGGTGATAATGACCACTAAAAACACAGTCAAACTTTTTAAACAAAGAAGGATCAAGTCCGTCATGGCTTTCCATTCCTCTATACATAGCAAACCCAGCAATCTCAAAGTGACCCATACACAAATATGCGCTTGTGTTGGTCATCTCATCTATTGCTCTTTCATAGTTATCGGCACAAATCCAAGGAACCATGCAAACATCAGCAGCAGTGTTGCCATAATCTAAGTGGATCGTTTGCGGTGTATCGATAACATTGACATTGGTGTATTCAGCTAACAATAAGTCAACTGAGTTTACATCATTGGTGTTTTTAAAGTAAGTGTCATGATTGCCTGCAAGCATATAAACAGTTATGCCCATTTCCTCCAACCTATCAAAAAACATCTGCTTTGTTTTCTTGAGTGTGAAGAAATTTACATACTTACGGCGATCAAATGTATCACCAAGGATTAGTAATGTTGTGATGCCTTCCTCTTTTAACTTAGGAAAGAACACATCATTATAAAACTTCTCATAGTAAGATAGAAAAACCAATGAGTCATTACGTGCGCCGAAATGCTGATCGGTTATAATCGCAATCTTCATAATATAAACCTACCCAATTATTCTGTAATTTGTAGTTCCGAAATCTCTACATGTAAAGTGCGCTTTACAGCTTCTTTAGGCACACCTTCTTCATCATCTTCAACGTGATCATACTCGATCCAAGCACGACCCATAGACTCTGAATCTTTTAGGTACGTACACGGAACCCACTCACCATTGTGATAAATTTTATATGTTTTAGTCTTAGCCATTTAGTTCTCCTTCAGTGAAGTCCTCTAGCGTTGAACGCTTTTTAGATTTCTTCGGTTTTGTTGGTAATTGTTCTGTATTGTTGTTCATCTGTAAATAATCAACATACGCATTATTATATATTCCATCTCCATCATGCTCTTGCAGTTCAAACGATTCGAACGGCATTTCTTGAATCATTTTTTGCTTCACATAGTTTTGCTTCTTTTCTTTTTGAATCCTTCGTAAAAAAGCATACCATATAATCTGTGTAAAATAGGCGAAAGGATTAGAAGATTTTGTGGGGTCAAAGTTTCGAACATATTGTATACAATTTTCTATCCCATCACTAATCATCTCTTCACGATATGTATAATTTAAGAAGTTTGGTTTATACGACAACCGAGTCGCAATCTGTAGTATGCATTTTCCAACATACTCAGGGATCCTTGGCTCAGTAGTTCCTGCTGCCTGCGCTTCTGCAATTTGCGCCTTCCATGCAATCAATGCCTGTAGCAGTTCAGCGTTATTTACGTAGTGTGTTGCCATATCATATTCATCCTTGGTTCATTTTCTAACTACAATCATTATATTATAATATAAACTTAAAAGCAAATTTATGTTACAAACTAATATATTTGCTTCCATACTTGACACGAGGTATACTAACTGTGTTAGGGTTGATACGGTTAATGTAATGTATCATTAGAGTTAATAACTATTAACTGATCAGCTGGATCTTCTTCTATCTCTTCCTCTTGATTCCCCCGAAAATGTATCGCCTCTTGATCGCCAGCATGATCTAACGACATTTTCTTATAGACGGGAATCATAAAAGAGTGCAGTGGTTTGGAAAACAACAAATCTTTCTTTAAGAAGGTAAACGATTTATCTTCTGTAAATTGGCAATATGGACCCGACGTAATTTGCTCAACCAACCCCTGTGGTTCAATTCTAGGTATCAAGCGTATTAAAAATGGAGACTCAACTGTTATGAGTTCATTATTTTCGAATATCTTTTCAGCCATAACTTGTTCGCCATTATACAACTTTAAAAATACAAATTTTTCTTCTTGTTCTGTGGTCATATCTTAACCTCTATTAATTTGTAATCAAATTTCTCCTCAGAATATATTTTTACTCTTTCAGCAAAGTGGTGCAATGTATGATTCTTCCATGACTTCCATGAAAGGTCGTCCGCGATATCATATAAATTACAAGAAGTCTTACCATCTTTCAACCGCAAACCACGACCAATACTTTGCAGGTTTCTTATCTTACTTTTAGATGGCGAAGCGAAGATAACATTTTCCAATGAAGGTATGTTAATACCAGTCGAAAAAGTCCCAAAGGATGCGATAATAATAGCGTCTGTTTCACCTTCGGTAATATGTCTAATCGCTTCACGATCAGTTGTTTCAGTGCCACCATAAACGAAAAATATTTTTCTTTCAGAGTGCGCCTTTTCCTTAATGAGATCATATAACAACTTTCCATGCTTCTCAACAAACTGAAACAATACTAAGGTGTTCCCTGTTGACTTTAATGATATATTTGCAATAAAATTGTTTCGCTTGGTATGTGAAACAATAAAGTCCATTTCATCTTGGTATTGATTGTTCTTTCGACCTTGTCTGGTTATATCATCATACTTCAACAAGATACACGTAATATTTAGGTTTGCCAGTCTCTGGCTGTCCATTAATGCTTTGGTTGTAGTTACACGATGTATTGGACCAAATATGCCTTCTAGGACAAGTTTATGGACTTTCTTATTATCTAATGTTCCAGTTGTTCCAATCCTATATCTTACATCAGTAAGTTTTTCCATTATAGTAGTTAAGGATTTTGCTTTAAATTGGTGCGCTTCGTCACCATAGATTACATCGAATTGTTGAAACCAAATCTTTGGTTGTTTGTAGATAGATTGCCAAGTAGTGATCAATACGTCTGAGGTAAATTCTTTTGGGAAACCAGAATAAAGTTTCTGGCAATGTTTATCAACTCTCCATCCATTAGCAGATGAGTAGTCAGCAAAGTCAGTGTAAAGTTGCTCAACTAAAGATGTAGTTGGAACAATGATAATTTGTTTTCTGCCTTCATTTAAATGCCACCTCATGGTAGTATAAATGATAAAAGATTTTCCAGATGCCGTTGGTGATAGCAATAATGTACGCTCATCGTGTATTGCTTTATGTACTGCTTCTAATTGGTAATCTCTGATCTCAATAGGGTTACCATGACCCATTGGCGTTAGCCATTCAGCAAACTTAGAAACTGTATCGATGTCGACATTAGTATGAGTAATAACTTGATTGACAAACTCGAGTTCGTATCCACGCTCAAGAGCAAAACTTTCAACATATTTTACTAAACCCACGTATAGAGTCTTACGCATAATATCATACATACGCACTTTCCCGTCCCAAAGTTTAGCACGATATTGTGGCGTAAACCTTGCTCCTGGATACTCATAGGTAAAGAACTCAGATAGTTCATATAAGATTCCTTCATCTTCTGAAAGGACTCTTACATAAACATGATCAATCTTCTCAATTTTTAATTTCATTAAGCACCACTAATAAACTTCTTCCAATCAATAGCACCTTTTATTTGAAAGTCTCTTGATTTTATTTGCCCAAGTATAGATTCGCTGAAAGTTATGATTGCTGATAGATACTCAACTTTCATAAATTCTTTATTCAAGACAGGGTCGCCTGATAGAAACTCATCCATCTCATTCTTCAATGGTTTGGCACCTTGCCATTGTTCCCAACCAAATTCGATTAATTCTTGCTTACCCATCTCACCACGATAGTATCGAAACTTTGCTTGTCTAAGTGTGTTGTAATCTGCCTTCACTTTGGCAAGTTTTAACTTGTTCGCGATTAGAATGTTTAGGTATTTAGAGTGAAGGTTGGGAGTACGGACAGCTTCTTTGTCCAGTCGATCATCATCTATCTGACAATCTACACCCCACATCTCTTGTAACTGTTCAATATTCATAGTAAAATCTCCATAGGTATATCCATTATACCTGAAAAGTCAATTATTGTAAAGTATTACAAGAATTTGTAATATGAGAATTTAAAGGTTGCGTTTGCAACTACGTAAGGCACATCTGAGTTTGTTGATTGGAACACAATAGAAGATAGTGCTATTGGAAAACAATCATAGAATTGAACACTTTGATTCGATGTATTTACGTTTGATAAAATTTGTAACTGTGCGTCAGAATAATTTGTAGCAAGTTCACTGATGGCTGCGATTTGCGCTTCGTCAACCAATTCAACATATTGTGTATATGACTCAGGGAATCCCAAGGCAACCATCCAATTATATATGGCTTTATAATTTGCCATCTCCTCATCAACCATAAAGCGTATTTCAAAGGCATCATACGTGAGTGTTTCGCCAGGAACTGGAACACGTGCGAAAGGTGTGCCGAACTCTGGCTCGCCCAGCGATAGTCCAGGCAAGTTTACCTCTTGCGCGAAAAATGTTAGATCTGGTAATTTGTTTATTTCAAATCTAAATCCATTGGGACTTAAGAAGTTTACATTGTCTGGTACAGTACCATAAGTATTTTGTGTCATTATTTTATCTCCTAACCTTTACACATATTTATAAGACAAAAAAAAGGTCTCCGAAGAGACCTTTTTAAATACCACTCTTATTGGTGGTTCAACCAAAATTACATTAGGTTGTTTACACGTACTTTGCGGTAGTAGTAGTTCTCGCCAGCAACCATGTTGCCAGAACCATCCAACTGAACGAATGGATTTGAGACCATGCCGTAGCGAGTCTTGAAACCAATCTTTGGTTGGAAAGTAGCTGGATCAACTGCACGAACCAATTGTAATGGAACGTATGGGCAGTAGAACAAGCCAGCGTCAAAAGCAGAAGTGCCTTTGTAGCCAACTACGAAGAACTGTTGACCAGTACCTGCAGATGCGTTAGCAACAGTATATGGATCAACATATACTTTGTAACGACCATTTAGAACACCAGCGAATGTTGTTGAAGACTCATCAACATTTAAGCCATTGTTACCAGCAAGAGCTGGTGTATAGTCAAGAACACCTGCCATTGCCATTGCAGAAGCAACGTCGCTAGAACAGATGATAAAGTTACCACGACCACGACGAGTTGTTTGGGCAATTGCATTTGCTTCACGCTCGATTTGGAATAGTAAGCCTTTGAATTTTTCAACAGACCAACGACCATTTGCGTCAACGTCTAAGTCGAAAATACCTGCAGTTGCAGTACCTTGTTGAGCACCAACTTTAGCGCCACTGTATACAGTACGGATAACTTCGCGATTGATTTCAGCAAGAATTTCTGTAGAAAGAATGCTTGACAATTCGCCTTCAGCATCAAGACCATGAACAGCTTTCAAGTCTTGCGCTAGTTCAACTGAGTATTCAGCTTTTAGAGCACGAGTCTTAGCAACTACGCTGGTTTTCTCGATTGAGAATGCCATTTCGTTGAAAGTATTTGCGCCACCTAGATCTTCTGCGTTAGCAGTAGTCATACCAGTACCAGTTGTGAAAGAACCAGCGTATGGGTTAGTACCAGCGTGAGTACCTGTACCAGCGAAGTCTGTATCAGCTTCGTTGTAAAGAGCTTCAGTACCACCTTGTGTGCTATACTTGCTCTTCATTGCGAAGATTAGACCTGTTGGTTGTGTCATTGGTTGTACACCGCAAATGTCATAAGCGATCATTTGTGGAGCAGCACGACGCACTAGGCTGATAAGAACTGGGTCATAGCCAGCCATATTAGCGTTAGAGCCAGCACCACCAAGTGAAAGACCAGTACCGCTAAAGTTAGCAGGAACTGTTTCAAACAATTGTTGACTCTCTTCTTGTAATGCTTTTTCTTGGTTCTCTAAAAGAACAGCAGTAACTTCCTTACG